TCGTTCTCTTGTGGATTTAATGATTGAAAAAGGGGCGGATGATTGGAATGAGGGATTGAAAGGTGCTTGTTTAGGAGGGCATCGTTCTCTTGTGGATTTAATGATTGAAAAAGGGGCGGATGATTGGAATGAGGGATTAAAAAATGCTTCTCAAAAAAGACATTATTCCCTTGTGAAATTAATGATTGAAAAGGGGGCGAACAAGTATTCATTCCTCGATATTCCAACGTTTATAACATCCATTCCAGAAGAAGAGTTGTTTCCCTTCTCTCGTCTTCCTCATCTCGTTCCAAACTTAAAAGATGCTCTTGTCGATAGGGTTCAAAAGTATCATACAGAGACAAATAAACTAACACAAGAACTCGTCTCACTTTCCGTTATCATTCCTGCCATTATCAAGCACATTCTCGTGCCGTATCTTAGACATGTATAAGAAAAAATGATTTATTGATATAATATACCAGTTATATCAATATGGCTTCTAAAAAGAGTGAGACGGTAGAGCATAAACGCTTGGAACTTCATGACCAGATTCTATTGAGACCAGACACATATATCGGCAGTGTTCAACAGATAGCCTATCCAGAACCTATTTGGATTTATCGGAATGGGATTATTCAGCGGTCTAGAATTAAAATATCAGAGGGATTGATTCAGTTGTTTGGAGAGATTATCTCCAACTCTATTGATAATGTATGGCGGTCATATGAGAGGAAAATTCCCTGTTCATCTATCAAGGTAAATATCGAACAAGAGACGGGGAAAATCTCTGTGTGGAATGATGGAAATCCAATTCCAGTCAAACTTCATCCTGAAGAAAAAATGTATATTCCTGAACTTATTTTTGGCTGTTTATTAACGTCTTCAAACTATGATGATTCCAAGGAAAGAAAGACCTGCGGAAGGAATGGATATGGTTCGAAAATTTCGAACATCTTTTCCTCTGTATTTGAGATTGAAATTTTCGATCACATTAACGAGAAGATTTACAAGCAAAAATGGGAAAAGAATATGAAGAAGAAATACCCGCCGAAAATCACCGATAGAAAAACCAAGTTCAAGGGCGTTTCAGGCGGATATACCAAGGTGTCTTGGATTCCTGACTTTCCCCGTCTTGGTGTCTCTCAATATGACGCTGATTCTCTTGACTTGATTAAGAAAAAAGTCTATGATACCGCCATGATATGTTCGGAATATGGAGTCAAGGTCTTTTTAAATGATGAGGAAATTCCAGTGAAAACATTAAAGGACTATTCTCTATCCTACTTTAAAAATCCACCCGAGGAAGTCCTGAGCATGAAGTCAAAAGATTGCGAAGTAGTCTTGGTGCCGTTCAAAGAGTTTGTTCAGATATCATTTGTGAACGGCACATTAACCTCAGAGGGAGGCGTTCATGTAGATGCTTGGACAGAGGCAGTATTCCGCCCCATTGTAGATAAAATTAATGGAGTAAAAAAGTCCAAGACTACAGAAGGAGATGAGAAAAAGACCAAGAAAAAGAAAGAAAAGGAAGAGAAATCAGAGAAGAAAAAGAAAGACAAGAAGCGCCCCAATATTACTATCAAGGATGTAAAACAATACTTTGCCGTCTTTCTCAACTGTTCGTTGGATAAACCGAAATTCACCAGTCAAACCAAGACCAAACTAACGGGTCCCGACGTGGAAGTGAATGTAAGAAAGGCTGACATTGACAAACTCATGAAGTGGAGTTTCGTTCAAAAGATTGAGAATGCTCTGAAGTTCAAGTCGTTGGAAACCCTCGACAAGATGGGCAAGAAGAGGGGGTTCAGTGGGAAGATTATCCATGCCAACTTTGTGCGAGATTCTCGAAAAAAGAAAGAGAGGCAAAATTGTATTTTGTGTTTGACCGAAGGCGACAGTGCCGCCGCGTACCTAAGCGGTGGCATTGAGTATGGAATTTTGGGACGAAAAGGGCATGATTATATCGGCATCTTTCCATTGCGAGGAAAGTTTCTAAACGTGAGGAACTCTTCTACAACAACCATTTCCAAAAATAAAGAAGTGGAAGCCATTGTTGAAGGATTAGGACTTCAAGGAGAGACTGATTATACTGATGAAGAGAATCGAAAGAACTTGAGATATGGAAAGTTGTTAGTATGTGCCGACTCGGATGTGGATGGAATCCATATCGTTGGATTGTTGTATAACTTTTTCCATACATTGTATCCATCTCTCTTGAAAGTGGCTGGGTTTTTTAATTTCTTACGAACGCCAATTGTCAAGGTGACTCATGGGGATAAAGTTCTTCCATTTTACTACTTACAACAGGCTCATAAGTTTATCGAGAAACATCATATCAAGAATACCACACAGAAACAACTCATACAATACTTCAAGGGATTAGGTTCTACAAGCGATCGATCATTGAAGGAGGACTTTGCCAAGAACAAGGTTGTTCAGTTGGAATTGGATGGAGAAGGAGACGAGATTGTTGATAAAGTATTCAACAAGATTCATGCCGAGTTTCGAAAGGATTGGATTACATCTTATGAAGAGTCGAATCGAGAGTTGAAAGAGACAAAAACCCAGTTGGAGACGCTACCCGTAGCGGAATTTTTTAATTCAGAACTCAGAACATTTTCTATTGAAGATTGTGAGCGTAGTATTCCCAATTTAGAAGACGGGTTGAAACAAAGTCAAAGAAAGATTTTACATTCAGGGTTTCTGAGGAAATTAAAATTCACAGGCAAGAGTATCAAGGTATCTCGTTTTACTCAGTGGGCGGCAGGAGATACCAACTATCATCATGGAGAGTCTGGATTGGATGATACACTTATTAAATTGGTTCAGAGATTTGTTGGAAGCAATAATATTCCATTGTTCTATGATGATGGAAACTTTGGATCTCGGTTAAAGAATGGTGATGACGCGGCTGCAGGACGATATCCTTTTACAAAGATGGATTGTCTCACACGCTATATCTTTCCTGAGGACGACGACAGATTCTTAGACAATATATACGAGGAGGGAATGAAGATTGAAAAGAAGTCATATGTTCCTATCATTCCTATGATTCTTGTGAATGGATGTATGGGTATCGGCACGGGATATAGTAGCACTGTTCCTCAGTATAATCCATTAGATTTAGTCAAGTGGATTGGAACGTGGATAAAATGTGGTGGAAAAATTAAAACGGAAATGAACGGATTAACTATCTCGGAAGTAGAAGAATTAGTTCCATGGTGGAGAGGATTTCAGGGAACGGTTAAAGTAGATAACAAAAAGGTAAATACATATGGGGTTGTCAAGGTAGTAGATGAGGAAAAGAAACGATACGAGGTCTCTGAACTTCCCATTGGTAAGAAGAACATTAGTATTGTCAAGTTCAAAGAGATGTTGGATGAGATGGTTGATGAAAAGAAGATTGATAACTATAAAATGTATGGAACAAACAATATCGTAAAGTTTCTTGTAGATGGGAACGATAGTATGGACATCAATGTAGATACATTGGGTTTAACAGACTGTATCCATACATCGAACATGGTCTTGTTCTCTTCTGATCATAAACTGAAGAAATATGAGAATGTAGAGGATATTCTCACAGAGTTTTGTGAGTCAAGATTGAAACTATATACCAAGAGGAAGCAGGGAATCTTACAGGAACTCAAAGAGACTCTTAAATATACTCGGAACCGGATTAGGTTCATTGAAGAATATGAGAAAGGTTCCTTGGTGTTGAAAGATAAAGATGAGGAAGTGGTTGAGCGAGAATTGGATGAGAAGAAATACGATCGAAAGATAGACCAGAGAAGAAAGAAAGACGAAAGAAGCGAGACCGAGGGAACTGAAGAGGACGACGGAACGGAGGACAAGGAAGAAACAGAGGACGATGGAACGGAGGAAAGTAAAGTTGGAACATTCGACTATCTCTTAAAGATGTCTTATCGGTCATCCACAAAGAAAAAGTTTGCCGAGTTGTTGAAGCAGGTAGATATGCTATTAAAGCAAATTAAATTGTTGGAGCAAACAACAGAACAAGACATGTGGAAGAATGAACTGACTACTTTCGAGACAAAATACAAGCAATGGTTAGAGACTGTTGATAAGGAACAGAATAATACCAAGACAAAGAAAGTCCCTCTTGGTAAGGGAAAAAATGATTTTCCATAATTTCCCTTTTAGTCTCTAAAGTCTCATGATGGCATCCTTTGTTCGCTTTATGTGTACGAAAATTAAAACTACTCCAATGTATCAAACAATTCGGTTTGTTCGTGTTATGGATGTGCGTTATGAACGTATCCGTAGCGTGGAAGAACTGAATAATTGGATGGAGAAGTTAAGGACAGAACAAATTCGATTGGAACAAAAGAAACGACAAATGCCGTTAGGAATCTTTGAAGAATCACTATTAAAAACATGCCGTAAAGTATGAGTTGTATAAACTGATTTCTTGGGGATATTTCCCCAAGAAACCTATATGAAAAATGATTTTAGTTAATTAACATACGAGAAATAACACAAATGGCTTCTCAGCCTCACATTCGTTCGGAAATAATCAAGTATAGTAAATGCCCCAAGTATATTCAGGACGAAATCGTCAGACAATTTTTAACAGAAATGCATGATTACAAGGACAAAAATTACGTCTATACATGGATTACAGAACTACTCGAAGACAATGGGCAATTCTATGTCATGGTTAGTCAAGATATGAAATTTATAGGGACTATTGGTATTCAATTTGGAGAGACACATATCGATGGTGTGTTGGTGTCTCCTGTGTACAGAAATCAAGGGTATGGGAAACGCCTTCTTCAGTTTGCCGAGAATCAATTGAAGAAGAAAAATGCCGATAAAGTGTCCTTGTATTGTTACGATCACATGTGTGCTTTTTATATCAATCTTGGTTGGACACATAATGGAGTTATCAGAATGAAAAATGGGCTCTTGGGTAACGTAATGAAGAAGAAATTATAAACTTGAAATCAAGTCAGAAAAGGTTTTGTATGTACATCATACAAAACTTTCTTAGTCCACACGTCTCCGTTCCGAGCGGATGTGAGGCACCGTCGTATTATTCATCAACACTGTATGTATCTGGGAAGCAAACAATTCAATGATTGGAATAGATACGGAATTTCCAATCTGTTTATAGAGACAACTATCGGCAATGTTTGGAAATTGATACGAGTCAGGAAACCCCTGAAATCGAAAGCATTCTCGAGGAGTAAATTTTCTAATGCCCTTGTTATCTACAAGTATACCTACGTTGTGCCCTCCTGATCCCATATTAGCAGTGAGACATGGAACTGCCTGATTTTTATTTTCTCGCACATGAGTTCGTCTATATTGATATACAATGTCTCTAGACGTACATGCTTCCTGTAAGATGGGGTATATCTTGCTCGTAGGTTTATAATAGTATTTATCTGGAATCTGGTCTTCTGGCTGAAGGAATGTTCTCCAGTTATGTGGATCGATCTTTGGAAACTCCTGAGAAAACATAGAGCAGTCTAAATCTTTTCGAAATGCCGTGATAAATAATCGTTCTCGGTTGTGAGGAAGAATAGAGTAGTGTCGTGTGTTTAGAATCGTATGAAAGACGGTGTAGTTTTGTTCTAACCGTTCAATAATATATGTTAGGCTCTTTTTCTCGTCATGAGTCTGTAAGTTCTTTACATTCTCCATAAACACACACTTGGGGCGGTGTTTTTCTATTAGCTTCAAACATGTAAAGAGAGGCTGGGTTCGTTCATCTTGGAACCCCTTTTGTTTTCCTGCCACGGAAAATGGTTGACAGTTGAATCCCAAAGTAAATACATCGGCATATTCCATCTCATCAATTGTTGTAATGTCTCGAAGAAGCAACTTGTTGGGAAAGTTTGTGTCGAATGTTTGTTTACATTTCGAATCAATATCAATAGAACATACTCCCCGTATCTTGTGCCGTTCAAATGCGGTTTTGATGCCACCTATCCCACAGAAAAAATCAATACATGTAAATTCATCATCATCCAAGAACATAATCTCGCTCATAAAAATGAATTTATTATTAGGCACATATATTATATCAAATCATTTTTAAATGGACAATGGACTTCGATTTATAGATGATATGCTATCTCTTGTAGATGAAAAGAAAATTACCGAACTCGTTGATGTACCTGTTCTGAAAACCTATCTGAACAAGTATTATGATTGTGTGAGGGATTTTCTCGAGGAAGAAAAGAAGTCTTCCTTTTCCCTTCCAAAGGATGTGTGTGAATTTTGGGTGAAGAAATCAATCAAGTCCTCGAGTGCTAAAATCATCGGACATGGAAACAAACCATTCGATATTCAGACGGACACGTTTGTGTGTGATATAAAGGCAATTACAGCGAATAATAGACGAGTATCGAATGAAGTGTCATTGATGCAAGATTTCCACACGGTTGGAAAGGACTTGGATACTACATTTAATGATGAAAATATCATTAGTATTTGGAGCGACAAACTCCTCGAGAAATACAATTCGACGGAACGGAGATCGACGGAACAGAAACCTATATATTTTATGTTTCTCATCACATTAAATCGGGTAGAAGTATATATTTGTGTGATGAAAGTGAATCCAAACTTTCTACTAAGAGAATCACGTAGGACAAAAAAGTCCATACGTGTTCTTGGTTGTATTTACGAACGGTATGGCCTTTGTCAGTTGTATCTCTCTAAAAAACGACTGGAACTTCGATTAAATGTCAGGAACATAATCTCGGATGGATATTGTATCCGTGTAATGTAACCTAAAGACGTAAATATTGTTTTTTAAAAACAATATTTTTATATAGTATGACATGGAACAAGAACAAGCATCGAAAAAGAAAAAGAAATTAATAGTTATACTCATAATTGTCGGCATAATTATATATAGTCTATACAGTAAAATAACTAACAAAGAAGATGAGTATAATAAACTGACCGATCCAACTCAAGTCTGCCCCAAAGTTCCTACATGCAAAACTGTTATTCCGAAAGGAGAAAAAGATTGGGAGGTTGAATGCAAAGGATGGGATTTTAAAAATACTCTTGTGAAGAATTCCCCAACAGAGTGGCTATGGAGACAGGGATATAACACTGCCACGTTCGCCAAACATACCACACCATATAAAGCGATATCGTTGGCTTGTCCAAAGTTTGTCGATCCAACTGAAGCCTGTCCCAAAGTTCCGACATGTATATCCATTGATCAGAAAGGAGAACGAGATTGGGAAGTTGATTGTAAAGGATGGTCAATGAAAAATACTCTCAATATGAAATCTCCTTCTGAATGGGGGTGGGATTTGGGATACAATACTGCCACGTTTTCCAACTATAAAACACCTTTGGAAGCTATAACCGCTGCCTGTCCACCGTTTATTGATCCAATAGAATTCTGTAAAAAAATGCCTGCCACATGTAAATCAGTTGAACAGATTGATGGGCAAAATTGGAAAGTAAACTGCAAGGGATGGCTTCAAGACAACACTTTGATTTATGATAATTCCAAATACAAATGGTATTGGATGAAGGAAGGACTCGACGAGACGAAAGCCACTTACAAAACATCTGCTGACGCAATGACGGCTGCCTGCCCTGATTTTATTGAGCCAACTTGTAATGGAATTCCGACATGTGAGGATGTCACCAAGTTGGATGAACGAGATTGGCAAGTAGAGTGCGATGGGTGGTATAAACCAAATACTCTTTATATGAATACTTCCGCTACAGATTGGAGATGGGAAGGAATGTATAATGATGCCACATTTGCACATTATAAAACACCTTTTGATGCGATAACATCAGCCTGTCCGACATTTACCGAACCAACTTGTGACGGAATTTCTACATGTAATTATGCGAGAAGACAAGGAGAAAATGAATGGGAGGTTGATTGTCAAGGATGGACGGCACCAAACACTCTTTATATGAATTCTCCTTCAGAATGGAAATGGAAAGGAGCGTATAATCCCGCCACAAACGCTACTTATACAACACCTTCTGAAGCAATAATCAAGGCTTGTCCCATACTTCTCGATCCAACTCAAGCATGCCCTGAAGTTTCTACATGTAAATCGGTTGTTCAACAAGGAGAAAAAGATTGGGAAGTTGATTGTAAAGGATGGGATGTTCCCAACACTCTTCATATGAACTCTCCATCCAGCTGGATATGGGCATCTGGGACAACCGATGTATATTCTACCCCACTTGAGGCAATAACTACGGCTTGTCCTGTATTTCCTGAACCAACTTGTGATGGAATTTCTGGATGTGAGTATGTTAAACAGACAGGAGCACAGGAATGGGAGGTTGATTGTCAAGGATGGACGGCACCAAACACACTTCATATGAATTCCCCATCAGAATGGAGATGGAAACAATATCATGATGCTGCTACGTTTGCTGTATATAAAACGCCTTCTGAGGCGCTAACATCAACATGTCAGTAAATAAAATATTGTTTTTAAAACAATATTTTATATATATAGATAATGAATCCATTGATAATTATATTTTTATTGGTTTTTGGAGTGGTGGTATATACAACATACAAGAAGGCTCAATCATCACCATCAGGGACAACCATTCCAACTTTTCCTCAACCATCTTGTCAGGGAATTTCCACATGTAAATCCATTAATAAGAAAGGAGAACGAGAGTGGGAGGTCAATTGTAAAGGATTTACTAACGCCAAGACTCTTCACATGAATTCACCAACAGAATGGATCTGGAATGAGAACCCATCCGTTAAATATACAACACCTTCTGAGGCGATAACTGACACATGTCCAACTTTTCCTGAGCCAACTTGTGATGGAATTCCCACGTGTCAAACCATTTATAAGAAAGGAGAACAGGATTGGGATGTCGATTGTAAAGGATTGATTGATATAAATAAGCTTCACATGAATTCCCCAACAGAATGGATGATGAAATCCGTTAAATATGCAACACCTTCGGATGCGATAACAGCCACATGTACGACTTTTCCTGAACCATCTTGTGACGGGATTTCTACATGTAAAACCATTAAACAACTTGGAGAACAAAATTGGGAGGTGGATTGCAAGGGATGGTTATTTAAAAACACTCTTCATATGAATTCCCCATCAGAATGGATATGGAAATACAACAATATAACAACTAAACATCCGACACCTTTTGATGCTATAACATCAGCTTGTCCTACATTTCCTGTACCAACCTGTCCGGAACTTTCCGCATGTAATTCAATCAATCAGTTAAATGAACGAGAATGGGAAGTTGGTTGCTCGTGGATGGCAAATAAAAACACTCTTCACATGAATTCCCCATCAGAATGGGTATGGAAACAAAATCAATACGTTAAATACACAACACCTTCTGAAGCGATAATGGACACATGTCCAACATTTATCGAACCATCTTGTGAAGGAATTCCAGCATGTAAAACTATTACTAAACAAGGAGAAAAAGATTGGGTAGTTGATTGTGATGGATGGAGTATAAAACCAAATACTCTTCATATGAATTCCCCATTAGAATGGATATGGGGACAGGGATATAATGATGAGACGTTTGCCACATATAAAACTCCGTTTGAAGCGATATCAACTACCTGTCCGACATTTATAGAACCAACATGTGGAGATATTTCTTCATGTAATTCTGTTACTAAATTGGACAATAATCATTGGTCTGTAGCTTGTAAAGGATGGACTGATCCAAATACTCTTCGTATGGATTTTGCTACGGACTGGGGGTGGGAAAAGGGATTTAACCCTGCCACGTTTTCCAACTATAAAACACCACTTGAGGCGATATCAACTGCTTGTCCACCATTTATCGAACCATCTTGTGAGGGAATTCCATCCTGTAATTCTGTTACAAAACAAGGAGAACAAGATTGGAAAGTTGATTGTAAAGGCTGGACAACACCAAACACTCTTCATAAAAATGCCACAACAGGATGGATGTGGTATCATGATACAACAACTGATTATAACACGGCTTTTGATGCTATATCGACTGCTTGTCCGACGTTTTCTGACCCAGCAGAATCCTGTATGGGAATGTGTACATCTGTTACCAAGTTGGATGAACAAAATTGGGAGGTAGCTTGTAAAGGACTGATTGATACTAATACTCTTCATCTCAACACACCAACAAAATGGATATGGAGGTACGGTTCTGATAGCACAGTTTACCCGACCCCCGCGCAAGCAATAGCATCAGCCTGTCCTACGTTTCCCGAACCATCATGTGATGGAATTTCTACATGTGTGTCTATCAACAAGAAAGGAGAACAAGATTGGGAGGTTTATTGTAAAGGATGGGGTGGTTTTACAAACGTTCTTCATAAGAACGCACCAGACAGATGGGATTGGGAAAAAGAGTATAATCCTGCTACAAAAGCTACTTATACAACACCTTCTGAAGCGATAACCATGGCTTGTCCTGTATTTCCTGAACCAACTTGTGATGGAATTTCTACATGTAAGTCTGTCACCAAGAAAGGAGAACAAGTTTGGGAAATTGATTGTACTGGATGGGAGAAACCAAATACTCTTCATATGGTTTCCCCGTCCGAATGGATGTGGATGTCTCAATGGGGTCTTGTTATGCCTATTTATTCTAATCCATTTGATGCTATGATGTCTGCTTGTCTACCATCATCCCCACCACCCACCACACCCCCACCCATACCAGTATGTCCAGAGTCATCTTCATGTTCATCAGTCGTTCAAAAAGACGCCACGAATTGGGACATTGATTGTCAAGGATGGAAAAACACTCTCTTTATGAATTCCCCATCAGATTGGTGGTGGGTGAACCGTTATAATGATCCAACATTTTCTAATTATAAAACACCATCTGAAGCTATATCATCTGCTTGTCCTGTATTTGAAAATCCCACTCAAACCTGCCCCCAAATGTTGAATGATAATATTTCTTTATGTAATTCGGTATCACAACTGGGGACACAAGATTGGGAGATTGGATGCCAAGGATGGACTAATAAAAATACACTTCATATGGTTTCCCCATCAGAATGGAAATGGAACACGAAAAATACCAGTGCCACATTTGCATCATATTCGAAGCCATTTGATGCGATATATAATACGTGTCATCCAAACGTATTATGCCCATCCGAATCTTCATGTACTGATGTATCATCTATACCAGATGGCTGGAATGTATCGTGTCAAAATCGTTCTCCTCAAACTCTAACGATGGATTCCAGAAACAATTGGTTAATGGGTACTAGAGAGTTCACATCTAGTTCAGAAGCAATCAAACAAAGTTGCCCACCAATTATATCTACGGGACCTGTCGGAGATGCCTGTGCCACGATTCCATCTTGTATTGCAACTCAGGAAACAAATGGATGGACAATAAATTGTCCAAATAAACCTTCAGATGTACTCGTTGATTCTTCCGGTGGTAATACAGCCGTTTCTCTTCCATGGAGATTTTTAAGCAAATGGTCGGCACCACTACCTACCCCTTTATCGGCTCTTCAGTGGCACTGTAATGGCATAAGTCCCTGTACTAATCCGTCGGAAGCAATGAGTTGGGAATGCGCCATGTACCCAGATAGATATCAGTAAAAAATGATTATTTATATAATGTATATATAATCTCAAATGAATTCTTTGGATCTTAGTGATACTAACATTGGAGATGAAGAAGCCAAGGCTCTTGTATTGGACTCTCATTTAACCTCTCTGGATATCAGTGAAAATCACATTACAGTAGAGGGAATAAAGTCTCTGAAATTACCCCCGCATTTAACCAAGTTGAATATTAGTTATAACAAGATTGGAGATGAAGGAGCCAAGGTTCTGGCAATGAATACACATCTAACTGAATTATACATTTTCTACAGCAACATTGGTATAGAGGGATCCAAGTCTCTGGCTCTAAACACTCATTTAACAAAATTAAATATCTCCTCGAATAAAATTGGTTCTGAAGGAACCAAGGCTCTCGCTCTAAACACTCATTTAACCTCATTAAATATCGATAATAGCAACATTGGTATAGAGGGAGCCAAGGCTCTCGCTATAAACACTCATTTAACCTCTCTGGATATCGATAATAGCAACATTGGTATAGAGGGAGCCAAGGCTCTCGCTCTAAACACTCATTTAACCTCTCTGGATATCGATAATAGCAACATTGGTATAGAGGGAGCCAAGGCTCTCG